CCCAAACCGCGCCGGATCGACCCCGATTACGATCGGCGCGCTCAAGTCTTGGTATTTGACCCGTTTCATGGCCTCATCGACCGTGTTGGCCCCGATGAACTGGTCGTCGCCCGCGCTTGGGAACTGACCGTACACCTCGACGTGCGCTTGGCTTGAGTCCGGCCCGTACTCATCAATGATCTGCTGGTAGACCTGTTTGTCCGTTCCCTCGACGGTGCGGGCGTCCACTACCTTGGTGTTCCAAAAGTCGCGTTTGGAGTGGAAAGTCTCGTAGAAGTACCCTGTGTTGCGGCGCGGGTTGGAGAACGCAAACCAGAACCTGTTGGGCGTGTTCTCGGTAAAGAAGCCGGCAGTCACCGCCCAGATGGCGTCGTCAATACCGCTGGCCTCGTCAAAGATGACCAGCACACCGTCCATGTTGTGCACACCCGCAAATGCGTCTGGATTTTCAGCCGACCACAACCGGCCCTCAACGCCCCAGTACCTGGTGCCCTTACGCAAGTCGCGCTCGACTAGCTCGGTCAGCCACTTGGCCGGTTGCAAACTGGTAGCGCTGACCTCAAACCAATGGCTGTTCAGCCCCATCGCCAGCCACTTGGTGATCTCGGCCCATGTCACCTTACGCAACTGCGACTCGCTGTTGGCCGACACGATGGTGGTGGAACCAATCCGCGTGGTCAGCATCCAGATGACCAACCAACTGACCAACGCCGACTTACCGATACCCCGACCGGACGCGACCGCTTCTCTTAGGGTATCAAAGTCAACCTTACCGTTGTTCTGCGCGATGTGTGCGGCGATGTCTTGCAACACCTCGCGCTGCCACTTGCGCGGCCCACTGAAGTGTTCCAGCGGCGTGCCCTTGACGCCCCACGGGAATGTCAGCATGACAAACGCCAGCGGGTTGTCCTTGATGCGCGGCGACCACAGCCGCGCCATCAGTTCTGTTTCGTCTTCAGCGCTGTACTTGGTGGTTTGCATTGATGTTCATGTTAAGGCTGCGCTCGGATACGTCGTGCGCGATCACGTCAATGACGCGCCGCTCGGCCTCGGCCAGTGCGGCGGTGATTGAGATGCGCTGGTCTACGTCGATGGTAATCGCTTGCTTGGCGACCCAACCGTGAACGTGCTGCAAGATAGCCAGACTGGCTTTGGCGTCGCCTTCGGCGGCGGCTTGGTGCAGTTGCTGCGACGCCGTGATCTCGCCATCGGCTTTGCCCTTCATTGCCGCCATCTCTGCGATGGGGTCAAGCTGGCACAGTTGCCGGTATTCTTGGGGCAACATGCCGGCAGCCAATGCTAGGGTGTCGCCTTTGAGGCCCAGCTTGGCGGCTTCGTAGATGGCGTTGAGGCGCGCCTCAGTTGCTTTGACTTCGCGGGGCGCGTAGGGCAGTGAGTGAAACATGGGTTCTCCAGCCACGGTTTGCGTGTGCTTTGAGTTTACATTAAAAAAAATTTTGTTTGCAGCCCCTCCGCCACCGTGGCCCACTGCCGCTCGGCCCTACCCCCACCCCCTAAGTTAGTGAGCACTTACTTACAGCTAGGGTATGTGAGCACTCACTTACAAGTTAGTAAGCACTCACATACAACCTGGTTAGTTAGCACTCACTTACGCGCCAGTCTGACATGTGGACAATGTGGACATGTCCACAGACATTGGCGGCTTACATCACTACATGCTATCGATTAAGGAGCAGACGCGCTATCGATTAAGGAGCAGAGTGTGGACAATGTGGACAACCTAAAAGCAAATTGTCCACATTGTCCACATGATGCGCCGGGGTTTTTTTGACGTGGGCGCGGTGTGTGGACAATGTGGACACTTTGGACCATGTTTTTAAATCGGCCGGCTATAACACTGTATACACGTATTGTATACAATTTAAAAACTTCTTAATTTAACTTAATCATTGTCCACATTGTCCACAAAGCCACATTTTCATTGGCGCGCCACATGGACAATTCACACCGCGCGCGTCGTCCGCAAATTTGCCCACATGGTCCACAAAAGCGTAAGCAATTTGTTTACATGGGAAAACACCTAGAAAATAATGGTTGACATCGTAAAGAAAAGCCTTACAATAGAGACATCAACAACAGAAAGGCTCTCAAATGTACGCATCAATTTTTAACGCACCAGCACACACAGGCTACAAATTCGAGCTTGTGATTCACACAGCGCCAAGCATTGCCGATTCATTCGTCAAGACTACGGATTATTTCAACAGTAAATCCGAAGCCAAAAAAGCAGCCAAAGCCCAAAACGCCAAGGCTTGGAATTACTAAAAACCAAAGGCCGGGCGCCAAGCCCGGCCACTAACCAAAGGGGCACGACATGATCACACGTAACATATTCACTCGACGCGGCCGCGTACTGCGCGCCGTCCTAAACGCTGCCGGCGCCTTGGCGCTGGTGGCCGGCATGCTGGCCCTGATGCTGGCTTACTTTGATGTACTCACAAAATAAGGGGATCGACATGCAAAATTTTCTAGGATATATCGCGTATGAGGGTCCGTCACAAATCGACGGCGCGCCAATTGTCGTTATTGTGAACAAAATTGACGGATCCGAAAATGCCAAAACCGGCGCCATTGTGCAAAGCTTCATTATCCGGGCCGACGTGGCGCCTACCGACGCACTGAAAACCGGCGCCGATGCGAGCATATGTGGCACGTGCGTGCACCGGCCGCTATTGGCTAAAGACAATGGCGCGGCGCCGTGTTATGTCAACGTCGGCCGCTCGGTCCGGTCCGTGTACGAAGCATATCGGCGCGGCCGCTATACAAAGGCGGACCCGGCCACAATTGCTAAAGCATTGGCAGGCAAAATTGTCCGGCTTGGCACGTATGGGGACCCTGCGGCCGCGCCGGTCCGCATGTGGGCGCAAATTACCCGCTATGCGGCCGGCCGGCGCGGATATACGCACCAGTGGGACCGGGCCGGCTTTGATGCGGCCGCGTGGGCGCCGTTAGTTATGGCGTCGGCCGATTCTATCGACGAAGCAGCAAAAGCCAATTTATTAGGCATGCGGGTTTTCCGTGTGAGCATCGGCGTCGATAAGCAGGCCGGGGAGACAATTTGCCCGGCGTCGGCCGAAGCCGGCCGGCGCGCCACATGTGCCAAGTGCACGCTATGCGCCGGCACGTCGATACAGGCCCGCGACGTCGTTATAGCGGACCACGCCACCGGCCACGCGCGTCGGTCTATCCAATTGAAAGTTATCGCATGAATAAGTTATTCCCCACAATCCCGGCCGGTGAACCGGTCCCGTGTTTTAACTGTAACGGGCCATTGTCCGAACAATCGGCGGTCCCGGAACCCGCGCCAAAACGTGGGCAATGGCGCGCCCATTGCAAAACGTGCGACATGTTTACATTTTTTGATAAGGAAACTACAAAATGAGCTACACCATGAAAAAATCGATTAGCGGACTTTCGCACGACGACATAAAACGGATATATGACAATAACCCTAATATGACGTTAAAAGAGTTGTCTAATTTGACGGGATACGCTATCCCGTTTCTTAAAAAACTCTTACTTGAGGGTTGATTTTCAGTGCATGCGGCCGGCGCGGCCGTATGTGCGGACAATCCGTCCGGCATTAGGGGATAACATGATTACGATTAAACACGGCCGCTCCACGTTCACGGTCCGGCCTGAGAATGCAGAAACGACGCGCGAATTATTGGCCCGCATCGATAAGGGTAAACGTATCAAATTGGACCGGCCAAAGGGCCAAGCCAAGCACGATAGCAGCAAACGGGACTATCCCCGGTTTAACCCTGAGTGCATGCTAACGTCCGACTACATAACGGCTTATGTCGCGTTAAACCATTCGCGCCTGCACTTGGAACCCTGCACCATTGAACCCGCGTTAAACCGTACCCCGGCTGGCTTGGACCCTGCTATTCCTGAAATTTTTGAGGAAACCATAGAATGATTGATCTACACGTTCCATCATATGGCTTGGTGCTGCAATTACTGAACGCGGCCCTTTGTGAGCTATCGCACGGGGAAATTGACGAAGCCACCGGCACAATTGAGCAGGCGCGCACGCTGCTTGAAAACTTAGGGGTTGACGTATGAACTACTATTTAATGGGCTATGAGGACGCATACAGTGGCGCCGGATATGACGCGCGCCAAGCCAAAAACCGCGAATATAACCGGGGCTGGGACGACGCGATAAGGGGTGTAGTCCTATGAAAGGCGTACCCTACACCGTGCGCGGGTTAACCCTAGAATGTGAATTTGAGTTTGAAGCCGGGGAGCCGCAAACGTGGGACGAACCGGGCTGGCCTGACATTTACACTTTGACCGGTGCATGGTTAGACGGCGTGAATGTGACGGCGATTATTGACCCGGCCATTGTGCAGGAACTTGAGGAACGCGCCCGATGGCCTTAGCACTCGCAATATTACTGGCCGGCCTGCTGGCCCTGCTGCTGAAACTTTAAGGGGCCATACGGCCCCTTTTTTTTATTTGACCCTGACTAAGCCGGCCGGCGGCATGTCTTCTACCATGCGGCGCAATTCTGATTTTGGCCGGTCCACCATGTCGGGCGCGCAATAGATGTGCTTTTTAGTGTCGTAGTCGCGCGATTTCAACCGGCCACAATCAATCCAGCCTGCCTCTTTAAACGCATGCAATAGCGCCTGCTGCGGCACTTTTACGCCTGCTGGTGCTGTCCCTGCTAACCGGTCGCAGACGGCGTGAAACGGGCTACCGATAACGCCTTTGGAAAACTCGCCGACTTTTAAGCGCATGGCCTCGACTAGATACGACTCTGCAATGCTCAGGCCATGCTCAACAAGGTTCAATTTAAACTCGGTCATCATTGGCGCCGCGCCCGGATTGAACGCCGACACATCACGAGCATGCAACCATGCGCCCACTGCGGCAAAGCCGCCGGCCTTGTACCATGCCCACATTTTGGCGGCGGCGTCTGGCGTCATTCTGGGCGCGTGTGACCAAACGCACATCCAGCGCCTGTCCTGACTGTCCAAACTAATCGGCACGGGGTCATTTGAAAACGCCAGCACAAATACGCG